CTACTAGAGATAAGTCAGTATTGTCTACTTTAAATAGTTTAGTAGCACCACCAGCAAAGATAAATACGTCATTGTCTAATTTAGCAGCAAAGCAATTATTAAGTGCTTCTGTAGCTACACCTGAATAAGTTACTGCTGATTTAAACGGACCATATCCTACAGCTAAAGGAATGACGTTGTTAGCTTCTGATACAGAATCTAATATAGATGGTTGGTCTGGTAACCATTCTTTAAATGCTATTCGTTGTGTAGGCATATTAAGCCTTCATAATAAACGCAAGTGCGAAATAAGGCACAAGGTTAGCATTAGTACCGCTAGAACCTTCTGTGCTAATAGATGTGGCTACTGTAATACCTGTTGTGTTTGATTGAGTGTTATATCCACTTGTGCCACTTAATAACGCATCTCCACCTGAACCTGAAGCACCTAAACCTCTAGCTACTGCGTGTAAATGTCCAGGGTCTGTAACAGTAGATGTTGCAGTATGGGTATGACTTACTACAATAGCATCTTTACTACCACCAGTTTGTGTAGAAGTACCTGTAACTGTTGTTTTAGCTGTGCCAGAGTCATCAGAAAATGCACCAATAACAAATCTATTGCGTAAATCAGGTGTTCCACTAGAACCATTACATAATAACCATCCACTAGGAATAGTAGCAATAGTTCCTGACCACATCATAATCATACCGGCTACAAACGCATTACCCCATGTAGGTGTGCCTGTGCCTGCTGATAATAATACTTGACCGCTAGCCCCTGCAGTTCCGTCTAATTGAAATCCGCCTGTAGCATTAAATGTACCTGCTACTGTAAATGGGTCACCACTAGAACCATCTTGTTGGTTTTTTAATACTGACATTAAGCTACGAATAGCATTGTTTACGTTAGCTGGTGAACAACCTTCAGCAATATTGATATTAGTTATATCTGTATTGTCTGCTGCTGTTGCGCTAAATTCTGAAATTTTGGTTTTTGCCATCTTTTATCCTTGTCTTAACCATATATCGTTACTTGGAGTAGTGTCAGTCCAAGTTTCTGTTCCTGCTGTAATTTCTGTCCATGTATCTGAAGAAGGTGATATTGCAGACCATGTTTCTGAACCTGCTGATACTGGTGTCCATGTTTCTGTTCCTGGAGTAACAGGTGTCCATCCTTCACCTTGTATTACACCTTTAGCAGTTACACTTCCTATACCTTCTACATAAGCAAAGCCTGCAAATATAGCGTTAGCACTTGCATTTACTGTAGCAAAAGCATTTACTTTTGCATTACCTGAATTTATTAAACCACCAAGTGCTGATACTGTTGCAATTCCTGTAATAGAACCACTATCTAATCTAATTCTGTTGTAGTTTACTTCTAATTGAGCATTGGCTGTAATAGAAGCATTACCACCTATTAGTAATGAGCCTAATGCTGTGACTGTTCCTGTTGCTGTAATACTTGCTGAAGATAATGCAATAGAACCGCCAGTAGCAGATACTATAGCTGTTCCTAATATAGAACCAGATGCTGATATTAATGAAAAACCATCTGCTGTAACAGTTGCACTACAATTAACATCTGCATTTCCAAATACAAGTGAACCACTTGTAACAACTGTAATTGTTGCACTACAGTCTATTGATGCACTAGCAAGTGCTATTGAAAATCCTGAAGCTGATACAGTAGCATCAGATGAAATAGATGCAGTAAAAAATTGTATTCTATTGCCAATGGCTGTTAATGTTGCAGTAGAGCTAATACTTCCAGATGAGAATTGTATTCTATTTGCAATGGCAGTTAGTGTTGCATTTGCATTAACAGAAGCTGTGCCTTCTTGTATTTGTCCAGTTAGTGCAAGAGTACTAAATGGTACTTGTGATATTGCACTTATACCAAACATTACTTATCTCCTGTTACATTATTTCTACATGTTTTTTTCATTACCACACCCATGATACAAAACTATCTCGTATCCCTTTAGTTACTGGATTAACTTTATGCGGATACAAAAAATTAGACGGAAATATTAATATGTCCCCTTGTTTTACTTTAATTTCCATGTTGTCAAACATGATAAATTCCCCACCATCATAATCATCATTAAGAAACCCTACAATAGATAATGTTGGTATGCCTTTTACTTTACCATCAAACATATCATGTATGTGGTCACAATGTTTAGCCATAGTCTTACCTTCTTTGTACCGATTAAATCTTATATAAGTAAAACCTTGCCACCCATTAAAGTAATCATTCTTAAAGTCAGTAAGTATGTATTGGCTAATAACTTCCCATACTTTTTGTGTAAGTTTATCTCGTGTTGCAATATTGTCCCAAGATACATCAAGTTCTTGCTCGCCACTTTGGGTAACATATTTACCTTCTAAATTGTAAAATACATGTTGTTCCCAAGTAGCTTTGTCTATTTCTTTTCTTATTTGATTGCATAATTTTTTATCAAGCCAAGAGTATACTTTAATGTAGTCTGTTAGCTTATCCATTAATAAACTCTGTCAATGATTTGTTATCACCAAATGTTCCTTTAATAAATGAATTAAATGCAAGACTGACTCTTACATTATCTGCAACAACATCTTCTACATGGTGCGTTAAGTTTGAAGGAAACATGACTATGCCTCCTGTTTTAACATTAAACCACCATGAATCTGAGTTCATAATATCAAAGGTATCAGTAGCTAATTGTAATTGTCTATAGCCTGATTTATGGAATGTAATTTTATCTTTGGTTGAATCAGTAGATATATAAAATACACCTGATATAAAACTATTAGGATGTTCATGCTTGTGATGAAACTCACCCTTTTTTGTCCAATTAAGCCATGACTGTGTGACAAATACTTCAGCAGGGAACTTAGGTTTATATACTCGTTTAAGATATTCATTAAGTTGTTCAGTAACAAACTTATTTAAGTCTGCCATTTCAGGTTCGTTAAGTATATAAGTGTTGTTAGATGTTACGTTACCTAAGTTACGGTTGGTAGCTTTTGAATGTTTTTTTACACAAGCAAGTTCTTCTTTAGTAAAAGCTCTGTTAATGTTATTAAACATAACAGGAGTAGGAAATATTAATTCAAAATTTGGTTCATTCATAAAGTGCTAAATAATTGTCACTTCTTCCCAGTTAGTAATGGATTCATTCCATTTATACATTTTACCGTCTGTAGGCATAGCTACAGGTGCTTCCCATGTCCATGTTGTATTGTTTAATATCCATGATGAAAATGGTTGTGGTGCGTAGAATACGTCATTAATAGAATCATAAGTATAACCTATTCCAGCATAGTTACCTCTTAAAGGTTTGCCTTCTGGATGTTGATTACCATGTGTGTTGTATGATGTTTGCAACCAAGTGCCAGGACTTGTATCTACAAATGTATCAAAGAATTCTTTTTCTGCAACGATAACTTTAACTACTTTACCGTCACAAACTTTAGCAAAATGTGACATTGTTTTTCCTTATGCTGTGTATGTGCCAGAAGCGTTAAATGTAATAATTGTATCAGAACCTGAAGTTGTAACTGTAGGTGAACCTGTTGTAGTACCAGAATAATTTGCTGTAGGTACAGAAAGTATAACTACACCTGAGCCGCCTGAACCACTTGGATTAGCTGCTTGGTCAGGACCAGCACCTCCGCCACCGCCAGTATTAGCTGTGCCTGCAATAGCATTTTGTGCATTATTAATACATCCACCACCACCACCACCTGCACCTCCAGCAGAGCGTGTAGCTGTTCTTGATGACCCACCGCCACCACCAGCTCTTGTTACAGATGACCCTGTAATGCTTGATGCTGTTCCATTTCCACCTGTTCCAGCCGCAGGACCTCCATTAGTACCTGTAGCAGATGCACCGCCACCGCCAGCACCACGAAAAGCAGGTCCAGTTTGTGAAGGAGTTGTTCCACCCGCATTGCCTTGACCAGGAGTGCCACTACCTCCAGTACCTGCAGTAGCACCAGCACCACCTCCTCCTGAACCTCCAGAAGATCCAGAAGTATTAGGACCGTCACCAGAACCGCCTCCTCCTCCACCAACAGCGGCTGTTACTCCTGGAAATGAAGAATCAACCCCATTAGACCCTCGTGCTGACAAGCTAGCTGCTCCAGCTCCGCCTCCACCAACTGTAGCAGTATAAACTGTGTTTATTGTTAAACTAATTGTTCCAGTTAAATAGCCTCCAGCTCCACCGCCTCCGCCATCACCAGAACCACCACCGCCTCCACCTGCTACTATTAAATAAGAAGCAGTATAAGATTGTGCTGGAAGTGCATCTAAAAATCCACTAAATGCAATCCAACCTTGTGTTGCATCAATATAAACTAATGAAATAGACTGTCTTTTTGTTGATAGTACCCCATTGCTAGTGCTAGAGTTTAAATTATTACCATTTGGTGAAATAGTTAGATTATTTGTATTCCATTTTCCAGCATAGTCAGTTAATACAATTGAGTCACCTGCACTAGGTGATGCTGGAAGTGTAACTGTAAATGCACCAGATGTTGTATTACATGGATAACCACTACCTGATACAGCAGTAAAGCCACTTGTTTGTACTGATTGCCATGATATACCAGCAGTAGCCCATGTTGGAGCTGAAGAACCATTAGACCTTAAGAATTGACCAGATGTTCCTGCTGCTGTAAAAGCATAAGCTGTACCAGTACCATAAGGAACAGCACCAGAAGTAGGTGTTGCTGTAGCATTAGTACCTCCATTAGCAATAGGAAGCGTACCTGTTACACCTGTAGTAAGTGGAAGTCCTGTAGCATTTGTAAGTGTTGCAGATGCTGGAGTGCCAAGTGCTATTACGTTTCCAGAAGCATCATCATAAATAGCTTTGTCAGCAGGATAAGTTACAAATACATTCTTTGTTCCTGCACTAAATGTAACTTTAGTAGTACCACCTGCACTTGATGCTAATACAGTATCTCTAGATAAAGTAGTGCCTGAAGATGTATAAGTACCTAGACCTACTTCCCATTCAGTACCACCATCAATAGTATAGTAAGTTGTATTACCATCACCTATGACAGAAAACGACTGAAAACCAGATGCAGCACCTAATAAAGTAAGCGTGCCTGTGCCAGTTGTTGTAGTGGTTTCTTTTACTCTATCTTTTAAGACTAAAGCCATGTGTTCTCCATTTAGTTACAATTGTTCTATTATTAAGAACGATTAAGCTAATGTAACTGAAAGGTT